TCTACGAGTCGCCCATGGTGCGGAATCTTCTGCTACGTCTCCCGTCAACCAAGGTCGGGAGCCCCGAGGAAGCCGCCATCCTGAAGCGGGTTGCCGGTGCGATGACCGCACGCACGACCACCGAGGAGCAGCCGACCCCATGAGCGCCTTTTCCGTCTCCGAGCCATTCCCGACGTTCCACGACCGCGACGGGCAGCCGCTCGACGCAGGGTTCCTCTACTTCGGCACGGCGGGCCTCCCTGCGCAGTCGAGCCCTATCCCGGTCTACATCGACGCGGCGCTGACCATCCCAGCGGCGCAGCCGGTGCGAACGACGAACGGCTTCCCGGTCTACGCTGGCGCGGCGTGCAGGCTCTACGTCGACGCCGACGACTTCTCGGTGGCGGTGCACGACTCCGACAACACGCTCGTCTTCTCGTCGCTCAACGCGACGGTGCGCATCCCGCTCGCGTCGACGACGGGCACGATTACCTCCGACCGCGTGACGTACCTCGAAGGCGGCGTCGGCTCGACGACGCGAGTCCTCACGAGCAAACTGCAAGAGTCGGTGTCGGTCTTCGACTTCATGACGACCGCGCAGATCGCCGACGTGAAGGCAGGCACACTGCTCCTCGACGTGACCGCGCCCATCAACGCGGCGCTCCTTGCAGCCGATGAGGTCTACTTCCCCGAGGGCGCGTATTACGTCTCGAACGGCGGCACGTCGACCGATGGGGCGATCCAGGTGCTTAACGGCACGACGGGCAAGGTGCTTCGCGGCGCTGGGCGAGGGAACACCGTCCTTCGCAACTTCGGCAGCGGCCCGTGCATCTCGTCGATTGGTAACGCCATCTTCGCGAACGTGTCGGTGAACATCCGCGACATGACGATCCAGGGGCAGCTCGGGACGACGCAGGGCATCCTCTGCGACTACACGTCACAGAGCGTCTTCGAGCGCATCGAGCTCTTCGAGTGCGCTGCGGACGGCATCAAGATTGAGCGCGGCGCGCACAACGCACTGAACGACGTCTGGGCGCGCACGAACACGCTCGACGGCGTGTTCATCGGTCAAGAAGCCTACTTTACGACCATCACGGGCGGCACCTTCGAGAACAACTTCCGGCACGGCATTCACATCACCGCCGACGGCGGCGTCCCCCCGACCGGCGTGACCATCGTGGGCGCTTCGTGCCGCTCGAACGCGCAGCACAACGTGAGCGTTGCCGACGGTGCAAGCGACGTTCGCCTCTTCGGCTGCGTCCTCGAATGCACCGCGCCTGCGACGACGACTCGCCACTTCTCCGTCGACGGAGGCGCTTCGACGAGTACCTCTTGCGCCGCTTACGGCACGAGCTTCAGCGGGCAGAACAACGCGATCACCATCGTGGGCGTCCGCGGCAACGCTTGCGAAGACCTGAGCATCGACGGCTGCGAAATCGACTGCACGGGATCGGATGCGTACGCGCTGACGGCCTCCGCACTCGGGACGCGCATCGTCAACTGCGTGAAGCTCTTCGGCGCGAAGATCGACGCAAGCGCAGGCACGACGCAGATTCTCCCCGACGGCGGCTCCGTCGTGCTCGATCGCTCGTCGTCGTACATTGGCCCGTCGACGTTCGACTTCGGAGGCGGCTACTCGACGTTCACCGTCGGCAACAACGTCAACGCCTTCCGCTTCCGTCTTCTTGGATTCAGCGTGAACGAGCTCTTCGAGATCGGCGGCTGGCGTCTCTGGGTCGACTCGTCGACGGGGAACCTGCACATCAAGGGCACCGACCCGACGAGCGCCGGGGATGGCTTCATCGTCGGTCCTGGCGTTCCGGTTTCCACCTTCGCGGCCCTTCCAGCGGGACCGCCCATCGGTACGATGGCGCGATGCACGAATCTCCTCGTCCCCCCGGCCTTCGGCGCTGTTGCCGCAGGTGGAGGCATCAACGCTGGCTTCGTCATCTGGAACGGCTCCAACTGGACCGTCTGCGGCGTCTGACGTAGGGTCTACCGATGCCACCGGACTTCATGCAAGGCGTCAACCTGATCGCCACCGTCGTCGGCTTCGCGCTCACCGCAGTGCGTGTCGGTGCGCTGCTGGCAACCATCGAAACGAAGCTCGATGGCGTGGCCGAAGACGTCGATCGCGTCGAGAAGGCGCTCACACGCGACGTCGAGCGGCTGGAGCGCATCGTGCAGACGCACGGCGAAAAGATCGCTCGCCTCGAAGCGAGGTTCCCCCATGCATGACCGCGTAGAGCTTTGGGTCGTCTTCATCTGGCCTGCGCTTTCGGCGCTGCTGAACATCGTCTTGCGCGCTCGCACGGCGGAACAGTGGGCGGTCATGTGCGAGGAGCACCCGCGCCTCGCAGCAGCCATCCGCCTTCTGCGCGCGCTCGGTGTCGACCCGGCGAAGGCCATCCGCGCGGTGCAGGAGCTCGTCGCAGGGGGCGCGAAGTGAATGCTCGAATGGTCGCCGTGGCTTGCGCTGGCCTGCTTTGCGGCGGGTGTGCACATCGGTGCGTCGTTGCGGACCGCGCAGCAGTCGCCGCGAACGTCGCCTGCGCTGCCGCTGGCTTGGAGACGAGCGATCCTGCGCTGCTCGTTCGGTGCGAGCTCGCGACGCGCGAGATCCGCAGGGCGATTCGTGAAGGCGTCTGCGGTCAACACGTCGAGGAGCGCGAGCGATGAGTGACCAGAAGCCGATGGGGTTCATCCAGCTCCCGACGGTCGAAGAGGCGACGGCAGCGGTTGCGCTCGCAGAGGCGATCGTTCGTCTTGCGCGCTCGGTCTACGATTGGCTCTCCGAAGAGACCGAAGGCGCGCCAGTGTCGGCGTGCGTCGCGGCCCTCGCCGTGATGCTCGAACGCGAGCCCGACGCGCGCAAGCGCATCGTCGCAGCGTGCACGACGAACGCCGTGCTTCGCGTGCAACTCCTCGACCTCTGCGGCGAGTACGAGCAGACGTGGCCCGCGTTCGGCAAGCTGCGCAAAGAGCTCACTCCGTGACCGCACGCGAGCTTCCTGCTAGGCGCACCGTCGTGTCGCCCGTCGAAGTCTACATGGCCCTGCGTCTCCAGCTCGAAGCGCAGCTGGGGCGCGAACAGACGACGCGCGCAGGCACGGTCATCCTCCTTGGGCAGATGGCCTTGGAGACCGCGCGCTTCGAGGCGACGATGAATTACAACTTCGGCGGCGTGAAGTGCTCGCCGAAGTGGGCGGGCTGCTGGCAGCACTTCACGACGACGGAGCACTTCGCCGAGGCCGAAGCGGCGCGCTACATCGCCGAGGCCCCTGCGGGCACGAAGGTCGAGCGCATCGGAACGGACGGAGAAGGGCGCGCCATCCTCCGCTTCAGCGGTCGCCATCCGATGAACAAGTTCCGCGCGTACGAGACGCTCGACGACGCCGTTGCATCGCACGTTCGCTTCCTCCTCGGCGCGCGCTACCGCAACGCGGTGCATCTCGCGATGGCTGGGCGCGCGGACGACTACGCGCAGGCGCTTCGGGTCGCTGGGTACTACACAGGCGACGCGGCGACGTACGCCCGCTCGGTGCGCAAGCTCGCGCGCGAGTACGACGAGAAGATGCCGAAGGACTCGATTCCCGCGCCTCCTCGCCCGTCTGAAGCGGTCGTGTCGGTTGCGGCGAGTGTGCCTGCGGCCCCGGTCGTCGAGGCCGTCCTTGCCCCCGTAGCGCCTCCGCAACCGTCGCCCGTTGCACCGCCTCCGGTCGCACCCGTCGAGCTCCCTCGCATCGGTGAACCCGCGCCGGTCGTCGTCGTGCCGTGGTGGCTTCGCCTCCTGCGCTGGCTCCTGCGCGCATGACGGCCCCGCACGTCACCGTCCACGAGCTCCCAGGGCGCGTTGTCGCGGTCTACTGCGGGCACTGCGCGGGCACGCTGCGCCTCGCGTTGCCGATGCCCCTTGAGGAGCTCGCGCAGGCCGGTCGCGCCTTCTCCGAGCGTCACGCAGCGTGCGAGGCGAAGGACCGCCCGAGCGGCCCGTTCTGAAAAAGAGACGCCTCCCGCACGAATCAAGAGCGAGGAGGCGTCACACCCGCACCATGCGGGAACGGTCAGCGTGTCACGACGCGGCAGCGCGCGCACGTCGTTTTGCCATCGGGCGGGCAGACCCAGCCTTTCGGCAGGTCGACGACGCTGCCGCGTCGTTCGGTCGTGGCGGTTGCAGCGCAGCGGAAGCAGCGCCAGTCGTATTCAGAGCCGATCGGAATCGTCATCGCATCACCATGGTGCCCCAGTGAGTGAAGAACCGATGACCGAGGCGAGCCATCGCTTCGTCGAGCGGCGCGTAGGTGCACCGGATTCGATCGCCCTCGTACGTCAGTCGCGCGGGCTCCGTCGGGATGTACTCCGGCAGCGCCTGCACGATGACCGTGAGCGGCGTGAGGCGGTGCAGCGATTGCCACGGCCCCGCGCACACCGACGTCAGCGCGCGGTCGGCGCGCCAGATGGCAGACTCCTTCAGCGCGGCGAGACTCACCGCCGTGACGACGACGCGCGGTGCGCCGTCGAGCTGCGCCTCGACGACGGTCTGCACGCCACCGATGCGGTCCTCGCCGATGACGCGCACTTCGGTCGGCGAAATGAGCCAGCTTGTCGACGAGTCCGCGTTGTCGAAGCGAATTGTGTCGCCGACGACTTTCGGAGGCCGGTTCGTCTTCGCGTTGCGCACGGCGGCCTCGGCGGTCTCCCAGTTCCACTTCACGTCGCTCGGGATGGCCTTCGCCCATCCCTGCATGTAGGCACGCCCGAGACGAATCGCGATGCGGCCTACGTCGTCAGGAGAGATCATGCCCGATGGCTCCGCAGGTACTCGATTTCGGAGGCGGCGGCGTCGCCCGCGATGCGGCGGGCCTCGGCGAGTCGCTCGGTGAAGCCGGGGGCGGCGTAGTGCCATTCGCCTTCTGGGGCGTCGCCGAGGTGCTTGATGAGCGCCTGCGAGGCGGCGCTCTTCGCGGCGCGCGCAAGGCGGCCCATCTTCGTGTCTCGGTTGATGTGCGAGCCGTAGAGCGGCCCGAGTGCGTCTTCCGCCAACTGGGCGGCGATGGTCATGGCGAGGATGGACATTAGAGCGCCTCGGTCGCAGCGTTGTAGCGGGCCATCTGGCGCTGGCAGCGCTTGCGATCGCTCTCGTGCATCGCCGCCAGCTCGCGGTCGTTGACGCGCACGCTGCGAGTCCAGCAGAGGTTGTAGACCGACCAGAAGGTGATCGAGCCGTCGCGGTGCAGGGTAACTTTGTCCATCATCGTTCTCCGTTTCAGTGTGCGGTGTCGATCACCGTGAAGACAGTATGCAACACGATTAAGCCGAGCGCAACATCTTTTTCGCAAGCTCCTCAACTTTTTCTTTCGCCTGGAGAAACCCAGCGCAAACGACCACCGTGTGGTCAATCGACTCAAGGTAGCGGTGCCAGTCTTTTTGCACCGCGCTTGTCGTCCCGCCGTCGGCGCGCTTCATTTCGATCCAGAGGTTCCACGCAGGCACGAGCAGGTCGGGCACGCCCGCGACGACGCCTTCGGCCTTCAGCTTCGCGCCAGTCGTGCGGCTGCGCTGCGAGCCGTTCGGGATCGCGAGAATGCGCACCGTCGGGTGCGCCTTGCGGAACCAGGCAACGAACTCGCGCTGCTCGACGTGCTCCGTCCTTGCGGGCGGATTCAGAACGGCAGGAGCTCCGTCCAGTGCTCGCACTCGTTTGGTTCCTCGACGAACTCGCGGGGCGGGCTTGCTTCGAACTGCTTGCATGATGCACCTTCTTCCCATTCACCACGGTGCGACAGGTAATGGTCGCACGACAGACAACATCGGGGCGGATTGTTCACGACCTCAAGCCACTGCTTCGCGTTCATCGGCGGCCCATTCTCGTTTCAGGACTTCGGCAAACTTGCCGCGTTGCGTGTAGCGTACCACGGCGGGCGGCGGCGTTGCGTTCATCTCGCGCGCAATCTCGTCGAGATCGTCGACGAGCGCCCAACCAGGAGAGAGGCCAGCGTCGGCGGCGATGCGCGCGAGCAGTCGCCGGGCCTTGTCGCCCGCGTATCCGTCGTGCGCGATCGTCAGGTACTCGTCGATCGTCTCCGTTAGCCCGCCGTAGTAGCGCACGCGCAGCGACTCCTTGCCCGAGGACGCGCCGACGTGGCGTCGCCACTCCCATTCGGTGACTTCGAGCTCGCGCACGTCGGAGGGCGGCGCGCCCATGATGTCGACGTCGCGCAGGGCGAGCTTCTTCTCTTCGGGCTGCGGGAACTCGTGACCGCACGACGGGCACACGCGACATGTTGGGTGCACGAGCTCGTTGCAGGCGTCGCACACCTTTACCGGCGCTTCGCCCGTTCCCTTCTTCGCTTTGCTCGGCGGCTTCACCGCGATGATGGGGCCGTGCGTCTCGACGACGCCCGCGAAGTCGAGCACGAGGCAGTCGGCCTTCCCCGGTGCGATGCGAAGCCCTCGGCCCGCCATCTGAACGTAGAGGCCCGGCGAGAGGGTCGGGCGCATCATGGCGATGAGGTCGACGCCGGGGTGGTCGAACCCGGTCGTGAGCACGTTCGCGTTCGTGAGCGCGCGGAGCTCGCCGCGCTTGAAGGCGTCGATGATGCGCTCGCGTTCCTTCTTCGGCGTGTCGCCGGTCACGCAATCGGCAGCGATGCCTTCTTCGCGCAGCACCTCGCACACGTCGCGCGCGTGGTCGACGCCGCAGCAGAAGAACAGCCATGACTTGCGCGAGCCTGCGAGGGCGATCGTCTCGCGCACCGTTCGCTCGTTCTGGTCGCGCGTGTTCACGGCCTTCTGAAGCTCGGCTTCGATGAACTCGCCGCCGCGCGTGTGCACGCCCTCGGTGTCGAGCGCGGCCTCGGTCCACTTCGATCGCAGCTTCGAGAGGAACCCGTGGTGCACGAGCTCGTCGATGGAGACGGGCTCAATGAGTGCGTCGAAGAGCGCAGGCTTGTCGGTGATGTACCCGTGCCCGAGACGGTACGGCGTCGCGGTGAGACCGACCACGCGAAGCGCTGGGTTGATGGCAGCGAGCTCGCGCAGGAAGTCGCGATACCCGCCCTCATCCTTGTGCGAGACGAGGTGCGCTTCGTCGATGATGACAAGATCGACGTGCCCGACGTCGGCGGCACGCTTGCGGATGGACTGGATACCCGCGAAGGTGATGGGCTCGCCGAGCTGACGACGCCCGACGGACGCGGAGTAGATGCCCATCGGAGCCCCTGGCCAGTGCGCGCGCAACTTCGCGGCGTTCTGCTCGATGAGCTCCTTGACGTGCGTGAGCATGAGCACGCGCGTCTCGGGCCACTGCGTGAGCGCGTCTTCGCAAAGCGCGGCGACGATGTGGCTCTTGCCCGAGCCGGTCGGCAGGACAAGGCACGGGTTCCCGGTGTTGCCTGCGCGGAACCAGGCGTAGAGGTCGTCAATCGCGCGCTTCTGGTAGGGGCGGAGCGTTACTTTAGACATAGCGTTTCCCATGCAAGTCTTGCCACTGCCGGAACTTGTCCGTTTCCAATGGCTTTAAGTCGGTCCACCCGAGCGGCCACCCCATGAGCCACTCGACCCACGTCGGGTTCAGACCCCCACCACAAGTTTCTTCGAGCCGTACGCCCTCCGGCGCAAACACCGCTGTTGTCAGCGTCATTTGCGTCTTCGACCACTGCGATCCGCCCCCCGCGCTGTCGCTTGCTGTTGGTGTCGGCCAATTCTTTACCCTCACCGCACCCGCTAGCGTTGTTCCCCGCTTTGTGTTCTTCCCCGCCCACGGGGAAACGCCTCGGATTTGCACCGACGATTCCGCCGTCGGCGTCGGCCACAATCCAGATCCGTTCGCGCTTGTGCGGAGCCCCGGCGTCGCACGCTCCGAGCACGCCCCATTCCGCATTATACCCCATCGCGGCCAGATCACCGAGCACTCGGTCGATTCCTCGAAAAGTGAGGGCTGGCGAGTTTTCCACAAACACGAATCGTGGTTCCACCTCGCGAATGATCCGCGCCATGTGTCGCCACATGCCCGATCGTTCTCCGTCGATGCCTGCACCCTTGCCTGCAACGCTGATGTCCTGACAAGGGAAGCCTCCAGACACCACGTCAATACGGCCTCTCCATGGTCGTCCATCAAAGGTTTGAACGTCATCCCAAATCGGGAAGGGCGGGAAAAGTCCGTCATTTTGCCGTGCGACGAGTACGCCTGCGGCGTAGGCGTTCCACTCGACGGCGCACACGGTCCTCCATCCAAGGAGGTGCCCTGCGAGTATGCCTCCACCAGCGCCCGCGAATAGAGCCAGCTCATTCATCCCACCACCTTCCCGCCGAACTTGCGGCGAAGCTGCACGAGCGTCGGGTCGACGCACGCCTTCGGGTTCGCGACGAGCTCCGTCGAGGCGAAGCCGCGCACCTCGGTCCCGTCGATGACGTGCACCGCATCGCCCGCGTCGTCGTAGGTGATGGACCACGGGGCGAGGTGCTCGTGCAGGGCGTGACAGTCATGCGCCTCGCGCATCCAGTCGGTCGGCATCGCGTTGCCGCCGTGACGCGCGCACGTCCACGTCGAGTCGGCCTCGGCGGTCGAGTGTGCGCACGTTCGGCAGTTCACCTCGCGCGTCAGCTTCGAGCCGTGGCAGAAGTCGTGTGCGCTGCACCACTTGCACTCGTACCACGTCGGGTCGTTCGAGATCGGCGGCGGGATTTCGTCTTGCGTCGCGAGTCGCTTCCCGCGCTCGACGAAGCGCTCTGCGCGCTCCTTGTCGAGCTCGACGCGCTCGGTGTAGAGGCGATCGTCGTCCTTGCAGACGGCGACGTAGAGGGCTCGGTCTACGCCGGTCCCGAGCATGTACGTCTGCACCTGCGCGTAGTGCTTCGGCTGCGCCTTCTCGACGCCTTCCTTCTCGACGGCATCGAAGGACTTCTTCGAGTGCGTTTTGATTTCGAGGACGTGCGCCTTCTTCGGTGCCTCTGGCACGCCTGCGGTGATGATGCCGTCGATCGACCCTGAGACGTGCGAGCCGAACTCCACGCGCGTCTGCGCTGCGCCGGTCGCGCGCACCTTCATGCCGATCGCTTGCAGGTCGGCGACGACGGTTTCCTCCTCGCGGTGGCCCCTTCGGAACACGCGCAGGATGCGACCCGGGAAGGTCTCGCGCACCGCCCAGCGGAACGACAGCCACAGCTTGCGGTCGCACTTCTCGCCGAGCGTGCTCGCGCCCATATGCGGGCGGAAGCACTCGGCGTGGCTCGCGCGCTTCGCTTCGTGCGCTGCGTCGATTGCGGCGGCGATGGTGTGTTGGGGCTCTGGAATCTTCATGTCATCTCCTCGGCGCTAACGCCGCTTTTCAGCAGGATTTCGATTCCGCGCGTGTCTCGGTAGGCTTCGCCGTAGACGACTCGCGCGACGCGCTCATTCACCAGCGCGCGGGCGCAGACTACACATGGTGAGTGCGTGATGTAAACGATTGAGCCGCATACGCCATGCGATTTGATGAGCGCGTTCATCTCGGCGTGCACGAATCCCGATGCGCCTGCGTCCGTCGAGTCGGGTGCGTTCGCGCCTCCGGCCTCGTCGCCGTTGTAGCCGACGCCGAGCACTCGCCGGTCGTCGACGCTCACGATGACGCACCCGACTTGCAGGCGCGGGTCGACGCTTCGCTCTGCGATGGAGCGCGCGAGGCGCATCCAGATGGTGGGCCACGCGGGGCGGGTCATCCGTGCGCCCTCGGGTCGAGGTACCACGCCATCCAGCGCGACACGTCTTGCAGCGCGCGGCGCATGGCGTCGTGCTCGTCGCACACGTTGACGCGCACCGAGTAGAGCACGCAGGTGCCGCCGCCCGTGTCGTCCGTGACCGTGACCGTCGCGCCGTCCTTCGCGGTGCGCGTCACGTCGAGGCGGAATTTGCTGGTCATGGCCCCTCCGGGATCGGCAAGGCGCGCACATAGCGGCCCCAGTGCTCGCACTCGCGCGTATCGCAGAGCGTGCCCTGCCCCGCCATGTCGAGCGCATTGGCCGCTGCGTCGCGCATGGCCTCCGCTCCGCGCGTGAACGCGCCGTCCTGCTCGTCTAGTAGGGCACGGCACCACGCGACCAGGACCGGCGTGTACATGCCCGCGACCTGCGGAATGTTGCTCATGTGGTTTTCAATCGCTTGCAGCTCTTCGCGAGTGATCTTCATGGCTCCTCTGGCTCAAACTCAACTGGCACCGTGCGAAGCTCCGCGCGCAACCGCTCCACCTCCGCCCGCGCCTCGTCGCGCTCGCGTCGATACCCGTCAATCAGCGCGTTCAGCGCCTCACACTTTTCGCAGATCATTCAGCAGCCCTCCGCGCTTCGTCGCGCCTTACGATGTACGCGCGTTCGCGCGCGCGCTTTGCCTCGTGTGCATCCTGCACGCATAGCGCGCAGCCTCGCGTCTTCGCGCTCGCGGTGACCGATGCGTAGCAGACCGTTGATGGTCGCTTGCATCGTACACACGTCACGTCGAAGCGCTGGAAGTGAACCTTCGCTTCGGGGTTCGTGCAGCGAATCGACGACCAGCGTAGCGACGAGTGCGGCACCTCGCGACGCTCGCGACGCAGGCACCCGCAGCTTCGCAGGCGATTGTGCGTGACGTGATGCGGGACTCGGTTGCGCACTTCTGCTCCGCAGTCGCACGCCATCAGGAAGGGGCGAACCGACGTGACCGTCAGTCGCCCGAACTTGTCGCCGACGCCGATCACTTCGTCACCTCTAGCAGGAGGCTGGCGTGCAAGCGCGCGGAGTCGTGAAGCAGCGTGCGCAGTCGGTTGACCTCGGCGTCACGCATCCGCGTGAGCTCGTGATTCCGCTTGCTCTCGCACTTCCACCAGTCGACGGAGCGCGTCGCGTCGTCGAGGTGCGCACGAAGCTCGCGCACGGTCTCTGCCATCCGAGACAGGTCATCGCGTAGGTTCTCTTCGTCCATCGTCATCTCCGGATGGGAAACCGCCGACGCGCATCACACGCGCCGACGGCATCCCGAGTGAGTTACTTCTTCGCCCAGGGCGGAGCGGCCTTCGCGGGCGCAGCGGCCTTCGCAGCGGGTGCGGGCGGCGCTGCACCGTCGAGGCTCTTCGAGCCGCTTACCTCGTTGCTCGCGTCGTAGCCGTTCGCGGCTTCGCGAACCTTCACCTTGATGCTCACCGCCGAGCCGATGAGCTCGTCGGTATCGCCGAGGCGGGGCTTCCCGATGGCGCGCAGGAGCTCCGCGAGCTGCTGGCGACCGATCGTCTCGGCGGCGCTGTTCTGGTTGCGCACGTTGTAGTTCGACCAGACCTTGCGCCCTGCGGGGTCGGAGACGGTGAACTCGACCCGGAGGTACGAGCCCGTGCCGGTCTTCGTCTGGCGCACCTCTGCGCCGGTGATGGTGGCCGTGTACCACCCCGCGGGCAGGAGCTCAAAGGAGCGCTCGGCTGCGGGGACTTCGGAGGAGTCGAATTCGAATTGCATTACTTGGTGTCCTTCTTCGCGATGGTGAACGATGGGCGACCGGGAGTGGTCGTGATTGCGCCGAGAAGCGGCGCGGTGATGGTCGAAGCTGCGGCCTTCCAGGCGGCAGCGTTGATGTCGGCGCTCCAGCGGAACAGGCTGCTGAGGTGCTCGGAGAGACCGTGCTCGGCGGCGAGCTCTTGCAGGCGGTCGGTGTCGATCTTCCGGTTCAAGCGGCCCACGACCTTGATCGCGTAGCCCTGCTCGGTCGCCGCGTTCGTCGTGCCTTCCTTCCCCTCGGGGATGGCAAGGAGCTCGACGAGTCGGTCTTCGATGGTGCGGCGCTTCGCGACGGCGATCGCCTCGTCCTGCTTGGCGTCAGCCCAGGCGGCTGCGAGGGTGTCGAGCTCCTGCGTCATGCTGCACCTCCAATCTTGCGGATGACGGCCCCGAGGTCGGGCGCTTCCCAGGCGTCGAGGCGCCCGGAGCGGTCCTTCGCCGTCCAGAGGCCATCGGGCGCGCACATGAGGGCGCGTTGCGGGTTGCCGTCGGCGTCCTTCTCGACGCGGAGCGCGAGCACCTCATCGAAGAAGTACGGCAGCGCTTGCCCGGTCTTGTTGCCCGGCATCGAAGGGGCGTAGCTGACGCGCCCCATCTCGTCGGCGGACTTCTCCAGCTTCGCGCTCATGTAGACGTTGCGGGGCAAGTCGCGGAACGCGCGGATCAGGTCCGTCATCTGCTCCTGCATCGCGCCGTACGCCTGGCGCGGGTCCTTCGCGATCTTCTTCTCATGGTTGAGGACCACCTCAGCGATTTCCGAGATGGAGTCGATCGCGACCGACTCGAAGGCGCGGGCCTCGTCGGACTCGGCGACCCACGCGAAGGCTTCGTGGAGCTCTGCCATCGTCGAGACCTCGACGTAGGGCAGGTCTTCGCCGACGAGGCTGAGGAGCCCCGCTTCCGCCGAGATGATGACGGGGTTCGGCAGGGTGCGGATGAGCGTGGTCTTCCC